TGGCGCGGGTATGGCTGGGCTTGGTGGTCGGGTGTGCGGCTTTTTTGGGGGCTGTGATCTATGCCATCCTCTAAACCCACCCCCGCCAAAGCGGCCAAGCCAGCCACAAGCGGGCGCGGCAAATACATCAAAGCCATTCACACCAAAGTGACCCAGCTCGGCCTGGACGACGCCACCTACCGCGCCCTGCTGCAAGCGCGCACCGGCAAGAGCAGCTGCAAAGACATGACGCTCACCGAGCTGGGCGCCATCAGCCACTACCTCAGCGAACAAGGTGCCGTCAAACCCGGCAGCGCCCCGCGCCAGCCAGCGGCCAACGTGGCGCAAGGCCATGCCGCCCTGCGCGCCAGGGTGGACAGCCTGCTGCTGCAAATTGGCCCGGCTGATGCTGACAAATACGTCAACAGCATCTGCCAGCGCAACGGCTGGTGCAGCCACATCAATTTTGCCGATGCCCACATCTTGCACAAGCTGGTGGGGGCCCTGAGCCGCACCCTGTATGGGCGCGCCACCGCCACGCCCCGCGCCAGCCGCGCCGCCCACACCCGCTAAGTAAACGCCCAGCCGCACCAGAGACACACCACCATGCCCAACAACGCCACCCTCAACATGCGCCAAGACAGCACGCTTGACACTGCCATTACCGTGGCAGACGCCACCCACTACGCCAGCCTGATCCCGGCCAGCGGCCAAGAGCTGCTGCACCTGTTAGGGGTAGAGGCAGGTGTCAAGCTCATTAACGCACTGCGTGGCGTGCAACTGGTGGTGCCGCGCGGCCCGTGCAACAACGCCGCCGGGGCCCATGCGTGGAAATTTCTGGTGGCCATTGTGGGCGAGAGCGCCACCCTGACCCTGAGCAAAACCTACGCCGGGCGCGAGCTCAACGTGCCCCGGCTGGAAGAACTGCGCCGCGAGCGCCGCAACACCGCCCTGCGCGGCGACTTTGACCGCCTCACCGCCCGTGCCCCGCAAGGCCAGGGCTTAAGCAAAACCCGCGCCGTGCAGCAGCTCGCGCTGGCCTACCAGCTCACCTGGCGCGGCGTTGAGATGGTCATAGACCGCCCCAGCGGCATGGCCAGCCCAACCCATCCCCAACTCTTTTAAACCCTGATCACCATGACAACCAACCCCACACCCACCCTGGCCGACACCTTGGCCGCCGCGCCCACCGTCAGCCAAGCCATAACCAACTACGTCAACAAGGCAGGCAGATGCAGCTGGTTTGAACTCTTTGGCATCTTTGGCCATGAAGACGACACCGAAGGCCACCGCAAAGAATTCAGCCTCATCCTGTCCCACCTGGTGCAGCGTGGCCACATCCGTGGCGGCGTGGGCAGCCATCTTGCCGACCGTTACTACACCCGCCAAGAGGACCCAGCCGCCATCGCCAAAACCCCGCCCCCGCAATACAACCCCATGACCGCCCCGGTCTACGCGCCCCCAGCCTGCAGCGTGCTGCGCCCCGGCGCCCTTGACTACCAGCGTTATGCCACCCGTGGCGTGCGCTGCTGAACCCTGTTTTTTAACCCCACCCAAAGGAACCAAACCACCATGGCCACCAAAGTAAAAGCCCGCGCCGCCGCCGTTGCGGTACCGCAAAACAAAACCGACTGCGCCGCCTACATCAAAAACCTGGGCGACGTGCAGCGCGACTTTGAGCGCCAACGCGCTGAAATGAACGACGCCATTGCCAACATCACCAAACAACACCAGCCCGCGCTGGAAGCGTTAACCCTGCGCCTGCAAAACCTGCAAGAAGGCATTCAAACCTGGTGCGAAGCCAACCGCGCCACCCTGTGTGAGGGCAGCAGCAAAACCGCTAACCTCATCACCGGCGAGGTGAGCTGGCGCCAGCGCCCCCCCAGCGTGGCCGTGCGCGGTGCCAACACAGTGATCGAGACCCTGCAACGCATGGGCCTGGGCCGCTTTGTGCGCACCAAGGAAGAAATCAACAAAGAAGCCATGCTCAATGAGCCCGATGCGGTGCGCGGCATAGCAGGCGTGACCATCGTCAGCGGCGTGGAAGACTTTGCCATTGCACCGTTTGCGGTGGAGATCGAAGCCGCGTAACCCAACCCCCACCGGCCCGCGTGCCGGTGGCTTTGGCCAGCACTGCTTCAAACCTGATGCAGTGCTGGCCAAAGCCAGAGCCACAAACCCATGCAACTACAAGCCAAAAAACCGCGTCACATAAGCCTTGCCCACCTCAGTGGTCACGCCCAAAAGCCAGCCACTGCCAAAGCTGCACAGGCCAATGGCTGCCTGCACCAACCGGTAGCGCCAGCCCTGGCGGAGAATCTGCTCGGCCAGATCGTCGGCCAGCAAACGGCCCTTGAGCGTGGGCGCAAACCCCAGCAGGTTCATCACCTGGCCATGGTTCTGGCGGCCTTGGCTGAGCAAATACTTGCCACTGGCATGCTCAGAGTCAATCAGCTCCTTTGCCGCCCACCAATCCTGCGGCTGCGGGGCACCCCCCAACAACACACGGAGGTAAACCGCCTTGAAACGCATTGAATGGTTACTTGGAAAGCTATGGGTCGTGGTGCTCATCATCCTGTTCGCCGTGGGGGCCACCCTGGGGCGTGTCTGGGCAGACCTGGTATTGGTTCCATGGCTGTGAAAAACAGGCCAGCCATGGCGCGCCACAACACACACTATAGCGTTTGCGTTCTGGTTCGGGTATCATTCGCCTACACCCCAGCCATCGTGCTGGGGCCAGCCCCTGCAAAAAACAGGGGCCGGGTTTGGCGACCTGACGAAGATAGCGGCACAGAGCCGCAACACCGCACAGTCTTGCGGCTTTTACATTGGTGCCCCAGTTTTGGTGGCTCGAATGGGAGGCCGCAAGGCCTGCCGGTCAACCAGCTCCGCTGTCTTCCCGGTTCGCCAACCCGTTCGAGCTGCCTCCCCATTTGGCGATGGTGAGGCAGTTGTTTTTGAAGACAACTGGAGCAGTCAATCATGACCCAATCAATCGTTATCTCTCACACCACTATCGGCCAAGATGCGCAAGGGCGCTATTGCCTCAACCACCTCCACCGGGCAGCGGGTGGCAACAAGCGTCATCAACCCTCCAACTGGCTGCGCACCGACATAGCGCGTGCGTTGGTTGCAGAGCTTGAAAAAGAGCGTACTGTTGCCTGTGAAGATTTAAGCTCCTCAGAAATGAGGAGCATAAATCCGCTAAACCAGGTGATCGGTCGGGGCAAAGAACAAGGCACTTTCGCCGTCAAAGAACTGGTTTACGCCTACGCCATGTGGATCAGCCCCAAGTTCCACCTGCACGTGATCCGCGCCTTTGACGGCCAAGCGCCCCAACTGGCCGCGCCAGAGCTTGACCACAACGCCCTGATCGTCAAAATGTGGGCGCAAGTGGACACCCTGCATGCCCAGATCACCGAGCGCGACGCGCAAATCACCCGCCTGCTGGCCGAGCAACAGCAAACCCTGCTGGCCCAAAGCTACCAAATCAACCACCTGCAAGGCCAGCTCATTGGCTCTAAAGACAAACAAATCGACCTCATGGCCAGCGTGCAGCGCCTCAAAACCATGCGCGAAAAGCGCGACGCCCATGACACGGCTGTGCGCATGGCCCGCGAAGGCAAAGGCAACATCGAGATTGCCGCCGCCATCAACCGCACCCCAAACCACGTGCGCCAAATCCTGTTCCAGGCCCGTGCGGCTGGCGTGCTGCCCCCGTTGCCCGCCGCGCCCATGGTGGCCAGCCCGCAGGCCACCCTGTTCACGGAGGCCGCATGAACGTCGCCGCCTTAAAAACCCACAAAACCGTGGGTTCAATCCAGCCAACGGTGTGTTCTGTGCCCCAGCCCACCCCGGCGCAAGCCTTAAACACCCTGTGGCTGCGCCTGGACCAGGCCCGCGCCGTGGCGCTGTGCATCCCCGACAAGTGCGAAACCGCCTGGGACGCCGAAGGCGCGCAAGCCGCCCTGGCGCAAGTGCTGGCCTTGTCCGGTGCCGTGGCCCAGCTGCTAGGCCAGGCGCTGGCGGATACGGCTCAGCTGGAGGGCTTGGTGCATTGACCAATTTACACTAGGTGTAAAGATGTAAAACCCGCCAGCGCTGCAAAGCCTGGCGGGTTTTTTCATGGTCACCCCGAAGCCGTGCGCCGTTACGACCTCGCGCGCGCGCGGAAAAAATCAGGGGCATGAACCAACCCAAACCCCACCAAACTGTTGGGGACAGAGCTAAAGGTCTGTCCCGCAAAGTCACTCAAAGCGCCCCCCGCTTGTCGGGCTGGCTTCTTATCACCCTGGCGCTGCTGTTTTGCGTGTGGCTGGTGGCGCCGCAGCAACTGCCTGTGAGCCTGTACAAGCTTAGCCTGGTCAGCCTGGCCGCTGTGGTGGGCTACTGGCTTGACCGCAGCCTGTTTCCCTATGCCCGGCCTGATGTGTTTTTGGCGTT